GAAAATGCCCCTATTGCTACATTTTGTCCTCCAGTTGATGTTGTTGATTTACCAAATACGGTACCGTAACTTGCTGCCGAGGATGCTCCATCTCCTACTACTGTACTAAGACCTAGTGATATTCCATTTAATGATGTAGAACTTATGTTTGTCAATCCAGACCCATCACCAATATATGTTCCAAATGATGCTGTTGAATTTGATTTGCTACTAGATAATGACCCCGAAATTATTATGTCTCCAGTATCTAATGAACCAGATATTATTACGTTATCAGCATGTCCAATTCTAAGTTGGTTAGACATTGCAGCTTCCCCCGTGCTACCAGATCCTATAATAATATTTCCGTTTCCGCTTGTGATTGTTGATCCAGCATAATACCCTATTAATGTATTATAATCTCCTGTTGATAATGCTACACCGGCTAAAAACCCCATCATGTTATTATATAATGCACCATTTACAACTTCACCAGCTCTATAACCAATTGCAATATTACCAGTAGAAGTCGATCCAGCTGCATTACCTCCTTGTAGTGCATTGTATCCTAATCCAATTGAAGTTCCAACAACCTTTTGATATTTTCCTGCGTAAGAACCAATAAACACGTTTGAAGAATCATTGTCTAATAATTTACCCGCTTCAAGCCCAATAAGTACATTATCTCCACCAGTACTTAATTTAAACCCAGCTTGGTGTCCTATAGCAACATTTCCATCTCCAGAAAAATTATAAGCTGTTTCTCCAGCAGCTTCTGTTCCTAATATAACATTATTATCAGCAGCTGCTATCATCGATCCACCAGCACCTTCTCCTAATACAATATTATCTGAGTCTAATTTGAATGAGTGGAATGAACCCGTTATTGTCAATGATCCGGTTATAACTGCATCACCGGTGAATGGAAATGCTGGAGGATTGTTTAACAAATGTGATGCTGTTACTGCAAAGCTGGCACTTTCTACTGACATTGAAGCAGTTTGTGAATTAGTTATGAAAGATGATAAATCTTGATCACCAGTGTTCGTTCCGCTTAAATTAGATGCTACAATAGTTCCACTTGCACTTATATTACCAGATGCTGTTATGTTTGTGTTTACTTCAAATCCGTTATCAGGAGATATAGATGCAGTAACACTACCGCTAGCGATTCTAGATAAATTTAATCCAATTATTCCTGATGCTGGTATATTGATTAAACTAGAACCATCTCCAACGAAACTTCCACTAAATGTTCCTGTTCCTGATGAAGCAAAACTTGAGCTTAGTACTGACATTGAAGCAGTTTGAGAATTTGTTACAAATGACGCTGTTGCACTATTATTTACGAAAGATGCTGTCGCTGAACTTGTTACAAAACCTAATGCAGTTATTTGACCTGATCCGGATACTGTGCCAGCTGGTATTGTTGTTGTGTTTAATGCGTGTGATGCTGTTATAGCAAGACTAGCAGTTTCTGCGTAACTAGAAGATAATTCATGAGTAATTTCATGTGATGCTGATATCGCAAAACTTGCAGATATATTATACAACACATTTTCTTGAAGTTGTCCGGGCCTTATTTGTCTTGCCATTATGCCCATCTCCCATTAACAATAACAGTGTCAGTGTTTAAAATATCATATCCTAATACTGTAGTATCAAATACTATTGTTTGCGTTGTGTTTGCGTCTGGTGTCCATGTGTATGCTGCTTTATCTATGTATTGTCCGTTTATATATACGTCGAATTCATTGACAGATGCAAATGTTAAATTACTCGGATTAATTTTAGGTGTTCCGGTAACAGTAACAGTTGTAGCAGAAACAAATGTAGCAGTTTTGTCTACTAATTCTATTAAATATGTAAATGAATTACCGTCAATTGTTGTACTCGTGCCTCCGCTATTTACTATCACACTACCGCCGCCGGCAATAGTTTGTGATTTATCCAGTAGTTGTTGCGGAACTGTTGTAGTATTAAATATATTTTCATCAATATCAACAACCGTTTGAAACACTACTTTTTTAATAGAATACATTTTTTTAAGAGTGGATATTTTTGTTTCATGATCTGACAACAATGTTCCTTGTACTGTTAATGGTATTGTAGATCTAACTAATCTATCTTCTCCTACTGTATTAACAGTTTCAAAACTTACACTACCAATTGCAGTTTCATATCTATTTTGTTCGTTTCCCCAAGCAAATCTACCATATGGTAATATCTGATCTATTAGTTCATTCATCTGTGTTGTAAAGTCGCACCAAAGAATTATATCATATTCAATAGTAACATATTTAGGAATATCTACAACATATATTTTTTCTGAATTTTGTTTAGGATTAGTAGGAATAGGAAATAGTTCATCTTCATATCGATTTCTACTATTGTATTTAGATTTAAATATTAAACGATTATCTGATAATGCTCTATTAACATCTAGTCCTCGGCGATTGTCTCGCTCTTGCATAGAGTTTCGTTTAATCATTAATAATGGAGATTGAAGCATTCCTTTTTCATCACGAATATATCCTAATCGACGAACATTATCCCATTTTTCTCCATTAGCAAATATTACAGGAACCGATAAAAGATTTTTATTTGCAGTTATTTGTGGCTGCATTTCATTTTCAATATACCATTTAATGGCATAATCAATATCATATATTGTGCGCTGAGCACTTCTTATTACATCATCATCGCGCCGCGATTGTTCTGCACGATTTAATATTCGATCAGCTCCTAATCCTTCAGATCTAGCTGGATTGGGTTTATTGGTTTTTCGGTCAATATTTTTTCTGTTAAATCTTGGCATCAGTCTCCTATGTATGCTGGAGAATTATTATTACCTCCAAATCTTATATCTCGAATACCTTGAGGTGTTTGTCTTGTTGCATGAGCATCAACTATGATCGAAACACTATATCCATGACTATCTCCATTAGGCCATGTGTCTGGATTCTTACCGGTAAAATATTGATTAGCATCTACATTGTCTACTTCAAAATATTCATTATCCCAAAATACTATATCTCCAACTTCAGGATAAAAATCTGCTTTAACTAATATGTCTCTAGATATTGCAAATTTAGAAGAACGTGTATATGTATGACCATAATCATCCATTGCAGAATTTTTATCGTCTTTGGTAATTAAACAAGGTATTAATATAGAATCATAATACGATTTATTTTCAGACTCACCATATATATTAGAATTAGAAGATTCTACTACTAGTTTGTAGAATTCAATTTCTGTATCAATAACTGCGTTTAATAATTCTGAATTTATAGCAGCTAAAAATTTAGCATCTCGTTGTCCTCCAAACAGTGCCATATTTTACCTCCTATCCTACATATATTTTTAATGGGACTTTTCCTAGTATCTCCATTTGTTGTGTTGCTTCTGCATTTTGTCGTGTTAACATTTGTTCTTTAGTTAACTTGTCTAAAAACTCTTTGAGCTGGGTTATCAATGCTTCTTTTTCAGATTGTCCTTGAGATAGTAAATCACTTCCATTTAATGTTACATCAGATCCTGGTATAGGAATAGTCGAGTATTTACTCCTCACATAACCTAATGTTTCTTTGATAATGGCTGCTCCATATCTATATATCCAACTACGCCCCATATCATTAATGTTAGCGTATTTTTGATATGAATATGGTATATTAGATGCGTCCGTTACTACGCCGTTTAAAAGTGCGCTATTACCAAATAAAACGCCACTATTTCTTTTATCTTTTTCATACATAAATTCAAACCAAACTCTATCAAAGAATGGTGTTGATATAGTACCTTGTGTTCCCGGTACTGGAAATATTCGTAAATCATCTCCATGTATTTCAAATGAAAATGCAGACTTACGTATTCTGTCGTTAAATTCAATTGTTTGTATACGAAACAAATCCATGTGTAACGGCATCATCATAAAGTTTACACTAGGAGAAAATCCTCCAAAATCAAATGCGTCTAACAATTGTTGTGATCCTAATCCCGTACCCACAAATGGATCAAAATATCTAATAATAGCTGGTGGTGTATTATGAAGTACTCTTCGAATTTCAATACCATCTGTATTTTCAACTTCGATTCCTAACGATGCAGATACTGCTTCACGAATACTATATGTTTGTTTTCCATCTTGAATATCTAATGATGCACTATACCATTTTACGTCACCTCCGCTGTCTGCTTCAGTTCCATATGCTTTTGATAACTCTGAAATGTAATTTAAATTGCCTTTTACTAATGCACCAGTAAAACCATCATTAGTTAAAAAACTAGAACCAGTGTCTACTCCTAGTGTATTTATTAAGTTATTAACAATGTTAATCTGATTTACTTGATTAGAATATTCTATAACTGCTGCTTCAAATGCTGTGTAAAAATTTATATCAATTAGTTCAACATCCATAATTGGATACCCAACATGATTTGCAGCAAATTTTGCAAAACTATCTGCTTCGCTTTGAAAGGATGAGTCAGCATCAAAAAAACCAAATGGTGTTTTTCCTGCACTAAACGAAGAGCTTCCGGGCCAAATTGGTTTGTTTTCTGAGTAATCCATTAGTATCCTTTAATATAAATATCAATACTTTTCATTTAGGAGGTTTAAAATTTCTTCTAATGATTCATGTCTATGATTATCTGTTAAGATTATTTCATTAACATATTTTGATTCTTTTATTTTTGGTACTTCGTGTATTGCAGAATCATTGCTAAATTTTAAATCAATTTGATATCTATCACCACATAAAATCATAGTGCTATGTTTACCTAATCGACTCACAACCATTTGTAGTTGTTGTTTAGTTAAGTTTTGAAATTCATCTACAATGCATATGGAATGATCAAATGTTCTACCTCTAAAATGTGCAAGACTTACTAATTCTATGTTTTCTTCTTTTTCCATTTTTTCTAATAAGTCCGGCTTATTGTAAACTTTTCTCATATTGCTTCGTATAGGAACAAGCCATTCGCTCATTTTTTCTTCTAATGACCCTGGTAGGAATCCATTATCTTCTGTAGACACTGTTGGACGAGTAATAATGATTTTATCTATTTCTCGTTTAAAATATTTGTCTAATGCTACTTGTACAGCTAATAATGTTTTTCCCGATCCTGCTTTGCCTAATATAAAATTAAAAGGTGTTGTTAGTATTTTACTTTTAGCTCGTTTTTGTTCTTCCGATAATGTTATAGAAAATTTAATACTGTTTTTTGGAGGGGTCTTGACCCGATTTGATGTTGCCATGTTATAACCTAATTAACCTAATTTAGTTAGTGTTGTTTTTCTATACGACATATCTTTTAACGTCTCTATTTTTCCTAGACAAATTTGTCGTATTGCTTGAAATGTTTGATTTGCTGGATATGGAGTTAAGATTTTAATTTTAACTAATTCTTTATTTGGTCCTAAATCTTGTTCGATGTGAACCATTAAAACTAAACGTATTGCCCGTATACGATCTAATACATCTACAAGTCGTCCGTCATACCGTATGTCTGCAAACATTTCGTATTTCGTTCTTGGTACTGCCATAGTATTGCTTTTTTATATAAATATCAAAACAGTAAAAAAGGG